GCCGGGATTCGGCACGCCCATCCCTGGGACCGACGGCGGCGGCCCGCCGCCCATCCCTGGCGGCCCCATCCCTGGCGGCGGGGCCATCTCAGGGGGCATCCCTGGCGGCCCGCCGACGCCCTGCAGCAGCCCCATCGGCACCGGACTTTCTGGGGTGCTGTTCGGGGCAGCGGTCTGGTCGGCCATCGCCTCCAGCAGGTCGGCCTGCTCCTGGTCTGCGGCGTACTGCGCGGCCAGTCGCAGCCGGCGGGCCTGGACGATCGGGGTCTTGGCCAGGTCTTCGGCGGCGATGGCGGCCTCGGTGACCTCCGGCGCCGGGTCGCCGTCCTCCTCCAGGAACTGCCTCGTCGTCATCAGCCGCTGCTTGACCAGCTCGACGTTCTGCTGCCTGCGGGCGAGGTCCTCGCCGCGCTTGCGCTTCCACTCGGCCATGTACTCGTAGACGCCGCCTGCGTCCTTCGGGTCGAGCACGATCGGGGCTCTCGACGGCGAGACGCGCGCCCCCTGCTGCTGGATCGGCACCGACTGGTTGCGGGCGATCGGGATCGGTGTGTCGAACCGCTCCGAGACCAGGCAGCCGACCTCCAGCAGGGTCGAGGCGACGTCCTCGTAGAAGCGCCTGACGCCTTCCTGGCACTGGTCGAGCGCGGTCAGCGCGTCGCGGCTCATGACCGACTGCCCGATCGCGGAGTCCGACTCAGATCCCCCGAAGGCGGCGGGGCTGGGCCCCTCGCGCTGGGCGTCGGCCTCGTACGAGCGGTACAGCGCGAGCGCGTCGCGGCCGGCGCCTGGGTGCACCAGCCCCTGCAGGTCGCCGGCGACCGGGATCAGGCTCATCCGCTTGATCGGCTGGGTCAGTGGCAGCCCCGCGTCGGCCATCGCCCGCACGACCTCGGGGTCGGGCTTGTAGGCCCAGCCCATAAACGCCGTGTTGTAGGTGTGCACGGTCATCGAGGTCCGGATGGCGTTCTTGGCCTGCCACATGCCCGAGAGCAGCAGTGGGAACTGGATCGAGCGCAGGTCGGGGTTGGGGTGGGCCCATCTGAGGCCGTAGCCGTAGCAGATCGGCAGCCGCTCGAGCCCCCAGTCGCGGTACAGGTCGAGCACCCCGTCGACCAGCACCTCGTCGCCGCCCGAGTCTCGCCGTCCCGTCGGGCGCCCCTCGACGCAGAACGCGGCGAAACAACCGTCCTCGTCCTCGAGCCACGCCTCGTAGAGCGTGACCTGGTCGAGCGAGGAGCCGCCCGAGCCGCCCACGAGCGCGAGGCCAGGGGCGACCTCGGCCGTGGATGGCGTCATCTTGGCGTCGTCCATCCCCTCCCAGCGCCAGCCGTCTCGGATCAGCTGGGAGCGGCTGTGCTGGGAGCGGACCAGCAGCCCGTCGACCGTGACCTTGCGCCTGGGCCCCGTGATGCGGGGGTTGATCGGGACGCACTGCAGACGGGAGAGCAGGCGGACCTCGAACGGGAAGTGCCGCGCCATGTAGTCGAGCTTGGCCGCGGAGTAGGCGCGGGCGGTCTTGCTGCCGTCGGGTGCGCCGTCGTAGTCGTCCTCGTCGGGGGACCGGCCCTTGCTGTCTCGGGTGTAGCGGCGGTGGTACCCGGCTTCCTCGCCGGCCTCGTCGTACTCGTACAGCTCGGGCAGCTTGCCGTAGCCGAACTGGGCGTCTCGGAGCTGGACGATGCCCGCCATCTCGCCCTCGATCACCAGCATGTCGGCGGCGTCGTCGCGGGAGAACAGCTCCTCCATCGCGGAGTGCCCCCACAATTCGAGGCGGGTGGCCGTCGTCTCAGCTTGGATGCCCGTCCCGATCGGGTGGCGGACCAGCGCCAGCTCGCGCGACGCGATCTTGTTGACCAGGTGGAGCGGGACGGTCTGCTGCTCGGGCCCGTCGAAGCAGCGGTCTTTGAACCCCTGCATGTCGGGGTCGATCGGGGTCTTCTTCTCGCCGAGCACGGTCGCGCGGCTGGCCTCGATGCGCAGCCGTGAGCGCTCCATCGTGTCCCAGTAGGACGCCTGCAGCTCCAGCATCGAGCGCACCGGGAAGCGCCCGCTCGAGACCCGGCGGGTCGGGTCCGCGACCATCAGGACCCCCCGACCAGGTAGAATGCAGTGCACGAAACCCCCGCGATGCTTGGGGCATCCGGGGGCGTGACACCGACTGTTAGGAGCAGCCGATGTACCCTGAGCTTACCACGCGACAGACCCGTCTCTTCTGGGCGAAGGTCGCCCCGCCCGATGCCGGGGGTTGCCGCGACTGGCTGGGATCTCGCAACCGGACGGGCTACGGGCAAGCCTGGATTCGCCGCCGCGCCTATCTCGCCCACCGTCTCGCGTTCTTGCTGGCCGGCGGCGTGCTCGGCGACGAGACACCGTTGGTCTGCCACCGCTGCAACCGCTCGATCTGCTGCGAGCCGGGCCACCTGTACGCCGACGATCACGCCGGCAACATGCGCTACAAGAGGGAGCAAGCGCGCGGTGCGGTTGGCGACCGCAACGGGACACGACTGCATCCCGAGCGGGTCGCCAGGGGCGAGCGCCAGGGCCTCTCCAGGCTGACGGCCGAGCAGGTCCAGGCGATACGCGGCGTCCGCGCTCGGGGAGCAACCTTCACGTCGATAGCCCAGCGCCTCGGCGTGGCTCGGTCCACGGTGGCGCGAGCCATCAAGGGCGAAACCTGGGCGCACGTTACCTAGCAGCATCACCCGACCACCAGCCGACGGGCAGCCCGATACATCTCGGCCAGTTCGGGCTGCCCGTCGGGGGCAAAACACAGCATTAGCGCCTCGGCCCGGTCGGGGCTCTTGATGCCACGTCGCACCGCGTCCTCCTTGCGCTCGATCTTGACCCGTCCGCGGAGGTCGTGGTCGTACTTGAGGCCGGCCAGCTGGCCGAGCAGCAGCCGGTCGGTCAAGCCCTTGACCGTGCCATCCTTGAACCGCTCGCGCAGGCCCCAGTAGTACTCGGCTTTCAGGTTGGCGAACCGTTCGCGGGCCTCGTCGCTGGTTGGGGCCGATCCGACGTTGACGTCGCGGACCGTGACGCCTGCGTCCTGGAGCGAGCGGGCGAGGTAGTGGCCGATGCCGGCCGTGTCGACGGCGACCCTGGTGAGGCCGCGGTGTCGCCAGGTGCGCAGCGCATCCAGGATGTGCCCCCGTGGGTCGGGGTCCAGCCAGGCGTGGAGCTCGAGGATGGCATCGCCCTGGCGCACACAGAGCACGGTCTCCGCCTCGCCAGGTCCTGCAACGTCAAGGCCCCCGACCACGGCTCCAGCCTTTGGATCGTAGGTTGCCGGCCTCGCTCGGGCGTCATCGAGCCACCTCCACTCGATCAGGGCTGAGGCCTGGTCGGCGATGAACTCGGCTTCCAATTCCTGCCGCGCGAAGTCACCGCTGTACTGCGAGCGCAGGCTCGAGACGAACGCCTGGTCGACGAACGGGTTCTGCGCGGTCGCGGCTCGGTGCACGGCGGTCTGGTCGGTCGCGTCCACGACGAAGGTTTGGTAGACCCAGTTCATCCCTTTGGGGGTGGTCGTGAGCCAGGCTTCGCCGAGCTCGCCGTGCTGCCGGAGCCGGCCGATGGTGATCGGCCAGGTTGAGGGGTGGCAGAGGGCGGCCTCGTCGATCCAGGCCCAGGCGGCGTTTGGGCCGCGGAGGCGCTCGGGGTCGTCGGCCGATCGGAAGATGACCTCGTCGCCCGTCTTGAGCACCAGCCGCATCTCGTTGCCGACCACGCGCTCGACGAGCGGGGCCCAGACGTCGAGGGCCGTGCGCCAGGTGGCGTCGCGGAGCATCGGGTAGGACGGTGAGACCACGAGTCCGAGTGAGGGGCGGGCGACGCCGAAGCGGCGCAGCAGGGCGCGGGCAGCCCCTGCGTAGGTCTTGCCGGCCCCCACGCCGCCGACGAACAGCACGAACGGGTGCGGGTCGTCCACGAAGTCGCACTGCGTGTCCGAGAGGCGGAGCCTGCGGCCCCCGCTAGCCGGCGCTTCGGCGATCATCAACGCGCTCCACCACGATCCGGAGGGGGCCGCCGTCGCCGCCTGTCAGGGCCGCCTTCGGCTCCCAGAGGCCGGCGAGCTGGAACAGCCACTGCGCGTGTGGCAGGCTGCCCTTCTTGGCCTCGGCGATCTGCGCCCCGAGCACGGGCACGAGCTCGCCGCGGAGTCGCTCCGCGGCGACCGCGTAGACCGCGTCGCCCCAGCCCGGCAGCTTCTTCCAGTCCGACAGCGTGCTCGCGTCGCGCTCGAGCTGCCGGGCGAGCTCCTTCTGCGAGCGCGGCTCGCGGGACGGCGGCGGCAACGCCAACCAGTGTTGGAACGCAATCTGATCTGCGGTCCAGGCGTTGGCGCGGATTGGCGCGAGCTCGGTCGCCACAGCTACGCCGAGACCCGCCACGGGAACGGGACCGCCGTCAGCAGGACAGCCAGGGCCAGGGCGGCGAACATCCCCGCCTCGAGTCCGTCCATCCGTCCGATCACGAGCAGGACCACGGCGACGATCAGGACCAGCAGGGCGACCAGCGTGCCAAGGCTCACTTCCCGTACCCCTTCGGCTTGCGCTTCGGCTTCTCGGCCATCTCCGCGAGCTTCGAGGCCGAGAGATCCGTCTTCGTCTTCTGCCCGCTCCGCGCTCGCTCGAGGTCCGCCCCGAGGAATCGTTGCTGCTTTGCGCTCTTCGCAGGCACGGCATACCCCCCGACCCCGGACTGTGCCCATCATACACCCAGTTTCGACTTTTTGCTCCGAGCTTTCACGTCTCGCCGTGCCAGAGCGCGTCCATCGTCGTGTCGAGCGCGTCGGCGAGCACGGCGAGGGTGTACGCCTTCGGCTCGTGGTGGCCGCGCTCGACGTTGAGCAGCGTGTCGTGGGCGATGCCGGCCGCCTCTGCGAGCGCCGCCCTGGTGAGCCCGAGCGCGAGCCGCCGGCCGCGGACGCGCTCGGCAAACGTGGCAATCGCCGCTCCCCGACGGACGCGATGCTCGCCGATGGTGATTGCGACGTCCGCGACCCGAGACATCGGCACGTCGGACGCCTTCACGGGAGTCGCTCCAGCAGCAAGAGCTTCCGCACTTTGCTCCGCCCGGCACGACGGAACCCGGCCACGAGGAAGCAGTAACCAGGGTTGGCCGACTTGACCGCTGCCGTGTCCACGTACGTGAACAGGCGAGATCCCGGCCAGCGGCCCCAGGCGAGCTCGCATGCCTCACCGATCAGCCCGCTCGACAAGAGCGGCCCTTCGTTGCGGAAGATGGTGCAGCAGACGCCCTCCTGCCCGTCGAGGCGCGGCGCCCCGACGTTGCACTGCCACGCAAAGACCGCGTCACACCCGGCGGTGAGCAGCACCATCGTCTCACCCGGACCCATGAAGTTGTCGGTACGGGCGCGACCTCGCGCGTTCTTCACCGCCGAGTAGTGCCGCCGATACAGCGCGTACGCCCTCGGATCGGCGCGGTGGCTCGGCAGCCAGTTCCAGCCGTGGCCAGGGAACATCTCGACAGCTGCGGCGCCCATCACGCCGGTCCGCCCGTCAGCCTCAGCGCGAGCCTGGAGCGCGCCTCCGGCAGCTCGTCCCACTCCGCCTCGGCAGGGGCGCACGACTGACGGCGCTCCCAGCCGTTGCGCTCGGCCGGCCAGCGTAGCCAGTGGCCGTCGACCTCTGCGACGTAGTCAACGCGGTTCGGGTGTACGTACACCACGATCATCATCACCCCCTGGTGTGCGAGAGCCGTACTTGGTGCGCAGGTAGCGCGAGACGTCGCGGAGGACCTGGCGCTCGGCCTCGTCCAGCATCTCCAGGCCGGCCACGTCGATCACCCGTCGCGTCACCATCACGAGGCGGAGCAGCAGCCGGTCGGGGCTCTCTGGCATCGGCCTACAGCTCCACGCGGGGCAGCCGCTCGTCAAACTCGGTAAAGGCGTCGAGCGCAGCGGCGAGGGCCTCGATGTCGGATGACGACGGGGGCGCGCCCTTGCTGCTTCTCCACGCGCCGACCTTGTCCAGCATCCGCTCAGCGCACGCCACGACCACCCGTGCCAGCGCCAGCCTGGCGGCCTCACGCTGCAGACTGTCACTCCGCTCCGTGAGCATCGCCTGCAGCTCGTCGACCTCGCTGCCATCGCCACGCTTCGACTCGGGGGGTTCGGTGCCGTGATTCGCCATGCCCTGCTCCTCGACGACCATGGTGCCGACGTACGCCAGCCGCTCCATGATGAACGCCAGCGACTCGTCGTCCAGTCCGACGATCTGGAATCCCGCCTCGAACGCGGCGACGCACGCCCGCGCCACGATGCGCTGCTCGATCGGTAACGCGAGGTCGCTCATCCTCGGCCGACCTCCAGCAGTCGCTCGATCTTCTCGACGTCGTGCGGGCGGGCGACGACCGCCGCTTGCCCGCAGGCCCGCAGCTCGACCAGCGCCGCAAAGCGTGACCGTGACAGGCGCGAGCGGTCCGGCTCCGCGAAGATCCAGAGCACCCGCGGACGCCGCGTGAGCAGGAAGTCCGGCTCCCACTCCGGGCCGAACGCCCGCACGCGCCAGCCGTGCAGCTCGGCCATATCGCCCAGCCGCCAGCGCCAGGCGTGGCGACTCAGTTTCGGCTCGACGTCGAGATAGGTCATGGTGGTCACCCCGGGGGATAGACGCAGTAGCTCCGCATGGCGGTGATCTCGAACGCCTCGCTTCGACTCCAGACGGCGATGTCGATGTTGTCGGCGCCGAGCATGCCGCGATCGGCGACGCGGTAACGACCCGGAAGCCCCTCGACCTCGACGTAGCTCCCGAGGGGGATCGACCAGCCGGCCGCGGCGATGGGCTCTGGGCTCAGAATGGAGGTGCCATCAAATGTCCGACCGTGCGGGCCATAGTCGCTCCGCACGTAGCCGGTGGTCATCGAACGGCCGCACCACGCAGCGTCGGCGGTGCGGTCGGCCGGCAAGAAAGCAAGCAGGACGCCGAGCATCAGTGGTCGCATGCCTATCCTTTCGACGAGCGCGGCGCATCCTGGGCAAGCTCGAACTGCGCGCCTGATGGCGTCTCCTTCACGGTTCCGAGTAGGAGTAACTCCGTGCGCGGGAAGAACGCCATCCCGTGCCGCCCCATCTTGTCGCCCTCGTAGCGGCGGACGACGTCGGCAAGACGATCGAGCGACTGATAGAGCACCGTCTGCGTGTCGAGCTCGTAGAACGCGAGCCATACCTCGACGCCCGTCTCGTGCTCAACCACGAGGTACTGCTCGTACTTGTCGAGGTCGATACCGTGCTCCAGTTGGCGCGTCTTGTACGTGAACGTCGCGGCGTTCTTCGTCTTGATCTCGACCCAGCGCCGCTGGCCGCTCCTGGCGGTGTCCAGGTCCGGGAGCGGCACGCGCCAGCCCTTGCCCTGGAGGCTCGGCGCACGGTCGCCGTCGGGGCCGGCGTAGTCGTAGCTCGGGATGATGCCCCAGCCAAGCTCGCGAAACATCGCGGCCACGACCTGCTCACCGCGCCTGCCCATCTTGAACTGCTCGGTGTCACGCAGCGACCTCGCTGCCATGCGCCACCCACCCATCTCGCGCCTGCCGCGCGAACAGCTCCACCTTCGAGCCAGGGCACAACGATTCGACCAGCGCGTAAAACTCGTCAGGTTTCCGCGAGTGCTCGCGGAGCGGCCCGTGGAGCACGGTCGTCTGATTCGTCAGCAGCACCGTCGGACGGCCTCTGACGGCGACCAGGCAGTGCTCCGTCCTCCCTCGGAGCCAGTCGCCCGTGCCCATCCGATCCTTCACCCACGTCAGGATCGTCTTGTGCGTGAAGCCCCAGGCGTCGAGCACGTCGAACGCCTCGCGCATGTGGGCGTTCGTTGTCCAGAGCCAGAGGATGCAATCCTCGGCCGCGAGATCCGCCACGGGCATGGCGCAGATCTCGTCGAGCGTCATGTCGGGGTACGGGTTGCGCGCCCGGTGGGTCTGGTCAGTGCTTCGGCTCGCGTACGTCCACGGCGGGTCGGCCACGATGACGCGGAACGGCCCGGTCGGCAGCGGCGGAGGCTCGGCCGCGATCTGCTTCGCATGCTCGCCCCGTGTGATCTGCTTCGCGAACTGCACCAAGCCGGCGGTCGTCAGCGGCCGTCGGGCCTCCTTGACTCGCTCAACGTACTGGCGAAACTTCGGCTCGGGGACTTTCGCCACCGTCTGCCAGTCCTTCGCCTGCTGCTTCGTCACGCCCAGGTCAGCCTGAGACGGCGGAATCGGAACGGAGTGAATTTCCCCCCGTTTGCGATAGTCTCCTGGCCCCTGCTTCGGCCCCTCTGCGAGCATCCCGCCGGCCCGCCACTCCGCCTCCAGCCTGAGCGCGGCAGCGTGGTTCTCGGCGTCGAGCCCGAGCTTCGCCGCCTTCGCGTAGCGCCGCGCTCGCTCGGCGATTTCCATCACGCCGCCGATGTCAGCCAGCGTGTGCGCCATCCGCAGGGCCTCGCGAGCGCGGTCCACCAGCGCGAGCGAGTCGATGGGCTCGGCAGTCGGCGTAGCCCACGAGCCCGTGGCAGCGTCAGACATCGATACCTCCCGTCACGATCTGCGCGTGTGCGCCGGCCGCGTCGCCGGCCTCCAGGAGCGCCGCCCTGACCTGGTACGGCGAGACCACGGCGCCCGCCCACGGCGGGGCGCGGAGTCGCAGCGCGCCGTCGGGACCCCGCCCGAGCAGCTCGAACGCCCAGACCTTCTCCATATTCGCCGTGAGCCAGCCGTCGGTGAGCGCAGCGCGAGCCCGCTCCCAGAGCCCGATATCGTCCTCCGTCGCCTCCGTCAGGGCATCGGCCCCCTCCGCCGTGCGGAGGGGGTTGGGGGGAGGGGTTAGGTCCGGTCCGGTTAGGTCCGGTCCGGTTAGGTCCGGTAGCCCCTGTACGTGCGATGCACGTGTGCCGGTGGCGTGCGCTGCACGTGTCTCGTCGGGCTCTGAGCCGTTGGTTGCCGCGCGCATCCGTTCGCGGGCCTCGCGCATGCGCCGTGCATTGGCCTCGCGTCGGTCTAGGAGCCGACCCGCGTAGGCGTCCCAGTCGTGAATTGCCAGGTCGTCGTCGAGGAAGCCGGCCGCGACCATGGCGCGGACGAACTGGCCCGGGTCGTCGTCCCAGCCGGCCGCGTCGGCGATCACGTCTGGGTCGAAGCGTGATAGGTCGCCGTTCGGGGCGTAGCGCACAGCCCACGTCCACGTGAGCACCACGTGCCCGATCGCCTGCGGCAGCGTCACGCCGAGCCGGCGCCGCAAACGTACGGTCTTCGGGTGGTCCCGGAGGCCGATGTGCAGCTCCAGCCAGTGGTCGTCCGTTCTCACACAGCCTCCACGTCGAGCCCAAGTGCGCGACGGACGGCTCGGGCGATGGCGCGGCCCATCGGGATCGGAACGCCGTTGGCGATGGCCCTGAGCTTGCCCTGCTGTGTCAGTGGCGCATCGTCAAGGAAGTCCTCCGGGAGTCCTTGGAGACGTGCAGCCTGGGCGACGGTGTACCTGGCGATACGCCCTTTTGCCCGCACACGCCGCTCTCCGGCGTGTGCGGCAGTCACCGCGTGCTCCCAGATCGGGGACTCCAACGCCACGATCCCGTCAAACGCGAGACGGCGACCGTCGATCGTCCCGAAACTGATACGCCTGACGCGGTTCTGATCCCCGCCAAAAAAGCGATTGTTCAGGACGACATCAGTAACGATGTATCCGAGGACGTGCGGCCGAGGCGCGGCCTGGACGTTCTCCATGATCCACCATGAGGGACGCACGCTCGAGGTGACACGCTCGAACTCGGGGATCAGGTTCTCGAACTCAACACCCCGTGCCCGTGCCAGGTTCGCGAGCCCGCTGAACGCCTGACACGGCGGCCCGCCAATCACCCCGTCGAAGCGGTCGGCCGGCGGGTGGAAGGCCCTCACGTCCCCACCCCAGAGCACGTCAGGGCCGCGAACAACGCAGAACCCTTCGAGCTCAAAAGCGTGATCCAGGAGCCCGATGCCAGGGAACAGAGACAGGACGAGCGGGCACATCAGAACGGCCGTTCGTCGTCAAGCTCGTCGGCGGCGTTCGTCACATCGGCGAGCAGTGCCGCGCGATCCTGCTCCTTCACAAGGCGGATGCGCGCCAGCAGATCGGCGGCCTCGTCGTCGCTACAGCGCTCGAAGAACGCCTTCGAGCTGTCCGTTTGCTTCGCCTGCGGCCAGTCGAGCATCGCCGTCCACTGCCGAAACCACTTGTGGCGCTCGTCGGCGTCCTCGTACGGCGTGCCTTTGACGATGCCATGCCACGCGCCCAGCCACCGCTCGACCTGCTTCGGGTCGCGCCGGAACGTCGGGCGTGCTTCCGTACGAACTGGGCCAGGGCCGTCTCGTATTGGTAGGTCCGGCTCCCCCTCGAAGCCCGTCTCGACGCCGCGGGCCGTGCCCTCCAGGGTCGGCTCACCGATCACGCGTGCCATGTCCGGTCGCTCGGCGAGTGCTCGTTGCTCGGCGGTGGGGTGCTCGATGACGTTGCCGCCCGCATCGACGTAGACGCGCCTGGCTTTCGGCAGGCTGTCGTCGTCCGGGATCGACATCCCGACCATGCCCAGCACCAGCCGTCGTTTCGCCTTGGTGTGGCACTTCATGAGCGCGTTGCCATACCGCTGGCCCCGCAACGGCTGGCCCTGCGCGTCGGTCAGGTCGAGATAGGCGACGTTCGTCTCCTGCCGGCCGTCCGGCATGGTTCCCTCGACCACGACCTTGAACAAGGTCCCGACTGTTTTCTCCTCGACCAGTCGGACGCGGATCTTGTGCAGGTACGCGAGCTGGTCGGTGCACGTCTTGTTGGGATAGAGGACCAGCTTCTTCCCTTTCGTCTCGGGGTCGTAGAACTCGATCCAGTCAAGAGGTCGTGTTCTCGGGTTGATCCCGAGCGACCGACAGACCTCCAGGTAGAGCGCGGCGCGCTGCGCCGATGGCAGCCCTCCCAGGTCGCCGGTCCCGAGGTAGTGATCGAGCGCCGACCTGGCCGACTCGGCGTCGGGCATCGCGACGTCGTCGGGGTCGATGTGGACGAGCTCGGTCGTCATGGTCCCTCCGGTCTGGTGGCTAAAGCGATGCGTGCGGCCTGGGCGTGCCAGTCGGCCACGGCGCCTCTACGCGCTCGCGGTGCTCGGTGCTCGACGCAGGAGACGCAGTAGCCGCTGTAGGCGTACGGCAGGTCGGTCAGTCCGCAGCCGCGGCAGCGGTCCCAGTCGGTCGCCCAGCCGTCGATGCGCAGGTGGTAGTTGTCTGACGGCGTGGGAGCAGCGCTGCCGATCGGCAGCGCCTCCAGACGGTAGCCGAGTTCGGGGACCGTCGAGATCAGCCCGCCGTGCGGGCGGAGCCGCCGCCGGAGCCTGGTCATGTTGACGCGCAGCGCGTGGCGGTACGTTTCAAGCGGCTGGTCGAGGGTGCCGAAGCCCCAGGTGCCGGCCGCGAGCTCGGCGTGCGTCGCTACCCGCCCGACGCGCCGAGCCAAAACGAACAAGATCCGGAGCTCGGTCATCGTCGGCGCGATCAGCCGCCCGTCGAGCATGACGGTTGAGCCACCGATATCGACAGCTAANCCGCCCGTCCGTACCGGAGCCTCCTCCGGCTGGGCCAGCCGTCGTCCGTACGCCTCGTGCGCCGCGGGGTCGTGCACCTCCACGTCCGCGCGGACGAGGTGCCCCGCCACGATCATGCTCGCGGCGATGCAGCCGTCTCCGCAGCCGGGCCCGTCGATCCGTCGGCCGTGCAGCCACGGCGGCGCGCTCATCGCCTGGCCCTCGGGTCCGGGTAGGCCAGCCCGAACAGGTCGAACACCTCGCGCTCGGTCGGCGTCTCGATCCGCTCGCCCGACCCGCCCCAGGTCAGCCAGCC